TACTCTCAGGGGCGGCTCCGGAGGCTCCGGCATCGTCATTATTCGTTACCCAATTTAAGGAAAATCAATGAGCAAAATATACGCAACAGATCATTTAGAAACAAAAAACTGGGAAGTCACTTTTGATAACTTGGCGCCTAGTTACGCAGACCTTTTTATTGGTTTCACAGACGAAGCGCCAGTAGTCGAGTTTAAAGACCTTAAGTTCAAATATGAACTCAAACAAGACGGTAATATCAAACAGTATGGTGTGTTTCCTCCACCGAATACAAGATATGTAAGAACAGATCAAGAATTCTTGGTTGTCGAGCGTCTCAAGTTAGAAATGGAAACAGATTACGAACTCTACCTCTGGGCAGAGAACAATAAGGAGTCTTTCGAGACAACGGTCACCTTTACGACACCACGTCCCGCACAACCCTATCCAAGTTGGACTTGGGATGCAGACAATCAACGGTGGGTTTCTCCGGTTCCCTATTCAGATGATGATAAATTCTATCAATGGAACGAAGAAACACAATCATGGGACATAGAACATGGCTAGTCTACAAAGTTTGACAATTAATGATACTGGCTATTTAAGGATTCCTATTGGTACAACCGCTCAAAGACCGGGAAGTCCTGTTGCTGGAATGATGCGATATAATAGTGATTATTCTGTAAATGAATATTATGACGGAAATTACTGGATTCCGCAAAGTTATTCTATATTAATAGGAACAAGTGCGCAACAAATACTAGCGGATTATCCTAATGCTACTTCTAATTATTATTTAATAAAACCAGCTGGTTATTCAGGTAGTCCTTTTTCTGTTTTTTGTGATATGACAGGTAATGAAAGTGGTATAGGTACATCTGGTTGGATGGCCATAAAATACGCAGAAGACAAGTATTCGGAATCTTCACCATGGTCAAACACGGGAAACAGCGATCAAACTAACCCACCATACTCAGGAGATTTTTCTTTTATTCTTTCCACGAATGAAATTCAATCTCTTTTGGATACAACTTCAGAATCAAGGCAAAAACTTCCCAGTTATGGTCGTGGTAGTGTTGGTTGGACATATAATGGAGGCTCTTATCAAGGTGCAAAGGCATTTGATAACTCTTTACATCGGTCCATTTCAGCAACAGAAAACAGTAATTTGATACTTGGTGCCAACAGTCCATCAAGTATTTCATATGGATTTACCGACATTACCAGTTTCACTAATACTGGAACTGACCCAACGGACGCAAATGATCAAGTTTGGAGAAATGGCACTATCTATTTGAGAGAAACTACAACAAGACAATACTTACCAATTAGAGGAATTTATAATGCAGACGTAGATACTACTGATGAACAAAGATATTTTCCTTTAGTTTCTGAAAATGGTATAACATGGGTAAAATAAATGGCAAATCTAAAAAATACAACAATAAATAACACCGAATACATGCAATTGCCTGTAGGAACCACTGCACAACGTCCGGGTTCTCCTGTGAATGGTGATACTCGGTTCAATTCTCAATTCAAAGTAGTCGAAACCTATATGGATAATGCATGGAAATATATGCCCGCAATTGTAGAGAGTGGATTGGTGTTACATTTAGATGCGGCAGAACCGGCAAGTTATTCTGGATCAGGAACTACCTGGAGTGATTTGAGTGGGAATGGATATACAGCTTCTATTCAAGGAACAAATAGATACACCTCCTTGGATGGTGGCAAATTTGACTTTAGGGGCATTTCTAATATTACAGATTATATAATTTTACCTCACGAAGCAGCTCAAGTAACATCTGGAGCATATACTTTGATGTTTTGGATGCAGCCGCAATCAAATGGAACAAGATATTTCCACAGTATGCACAATGGAAGCGATGACAATTATAATATCATGCAAATAACGACCAGTATTCAAGGGTATCTCGGGGGTTTAAGTATTTCATTCAGCAACGATGAGTGGTTGCAATTAAGTTTGGTTAGAAATGGTTCTGACACTGCGAGTATGTACAAAAATACAGAATCTCCAGTGTCATCAACTCAACCTGATATTTCTGCCGTTACAAGTGGAGGTTGGATTCTGAATCAAGAACAGGATTCTGTTGGTGGGAGTTTTAGCGCAAGTCAAAACGCACACTCAGCGTTTTCTGTAATTCTATTATATAACCGTGCTCTCTCAGCATCAGAAATTCAACAAAATTTTAATGCACTTCGTGGACGTTACAGCATCTAGGTTTATTCATTATGGCAACTCTTAAAAATACTACTATAAACGACACAGGTGCTATCCAATTGCCAGTTGGAACAACCGCACAGCGTCCAGCATCTCCTAGCACAGGAGATATGAGATATAATACAGATAACGATTCTTTTGAATATTACAATGGGAATGAGTGGAAATCTTCACTAACCGTTGTAAGAAACGGATTAGTATTATATTTAGATGCAGGAAACCCTTCAAGTTATTCAGGCACGGGAACGGCCTGGTATGATCTGAGTGGAAATGATTTTCACATGTCTTTGAAAAATTCTCCTAATTTCAACGCAACAGATAAAACATTTGAACTAAACGGCTCTAATCAGTATGGGTCTTGTGACGGCACAGTTTCCGGATCAACACCTGCTACTGTAAGCAACTTGGGTGTTGGCGGAAATTCTCCTAAGACTGTGGTCTGTGTTGCTCAAGTTAGGGAAATTGGCTCAACCGACGGTGGAATGTTTGATCTAGGTGATTCCGGCTCAATTGGAAGACATTATTGCTTAAGATTTAGAGGCTCTTACACTAATTGGAGAGCACAATTTTGGCAAACTCCTGACTATGATTTTTCTTATGATGGAAGTGCTAGTTTTACGTCCTATAGTGTAGTATACGGCGCAGACAAAATTGGCAGAACTTACGGCAACAATGCAACGTTGCTGGGTCAAGATGACGGACCTTTTGATCTTAACACAGCAGGATCTAGACCTTTTGAAATGGGTCGTTATTCTGGTAGTCTCTACGGTGGATTTAAAATACATGCATATCTGGTTTATAACCGAGCACTATCAGAAGCCGAAATCCAACAAAACTTTAATGCATTTCAAAACAGGACCGGATTTTAAATATGGCAAGTCTTAAGAACACAATCATCAATGACACTGGGTTTATTGAAATTCCTGCAGGTACAACCGCTCAACGACCCGGATCGCCATCTAAGGGTATGCTCAGAATAAATACTTCTGTTAACGCTTTAGAGTTTTACAATGGCACAAACTGGATCAACGTGTTTACAGGGAATGTAATTAACTAGTAAAAATATCTACATAATAGAAATTGTATGGCAAGTTTTCAAAATTTAACAATTAACGACACTGGATTTTTAAGACTTCCCGTTGGCATAACCTCTCAACGACCTAGTTCTCCTAGCGCAGGAATGATGAGATATAACAGTGATTTTGATACTATTGACTATTATGATGGAAATGACTGGTCATTGAATAAATTATATGGAAAAAGATATGTTGGCTATTATGATGATGATGTTAACTTTTTTAACACGGCTCAATTGCACGGAGACACAAACCTAACTGCATCAATAAGTTCTTTTAGCAGTTCAGCAGAATTATATAGCTGGATGTGGAAAGGTTATTTTTTGGCTCCAAATACTGGTACATATACTTTTTATACTACTTCAGATGATGCAAGCCATTTATGGATAGGTGCAATAGCAAAAACAGGATATACCACCTCAAACGCAACTGTAAACAATGGCGGTCTGCATGGTGCCAGAGAAAGAAGCGGAACTATTTCGTTGTCTGCTGGAACTGCATATCCAATGCGAATTATGTTTGGAGAAAATACTGGAGGAGATATTATGACAGTTGCTTTTGCTGGTCCTTCTATTTCAAAAACTACCAATGGCTCTGGATATTATTTTGGCGGAGAGCAAGTATGGGAATTATTTTAAGTTTTAGATCACTATAAGTACAGAAACCAGCTAAAAATTGGTCTTTTCTACAATAGATAAATAGTAGTGAATTACTGTAAAAAGACAATGTAAGATAAATACATTATATTCTACATAGAATAATATTACAAGATTGGAAAAACAATATGTCATTAATACTAAGAAAAGAAGGAAATGCAAACGTAACGACTCCACCTGAGGGTAGTGGGGCAATATTTTTATCGACAGATGATGCAATTACTGTAAAAAGCAGTACAGGAAACATTTCTTCTATTTTAACCTTTACGGGAGATACTAACACTGAAGTCTTTTTTAATGACGCAGGCGAATTAGGACAGTCCAACACTTTTACGTTCGATAAAAGCACCGGAACATTAGACGTTTCAGAACTTTCAGCAGGAAATATCGACACGCAAACATTGTCGGTGATAGATGACATCAGTGCAAATACTGTGACGGCAGAAGGAATTTCCACTACAGGAAATGCAACCATTGGTGGAGATTTGGTAGTCGACGGAAACATTACTTATATTAATGTTGAAACCTTCAATGTAGAAGATCCATTAATTAGTTTAGGCGGTGGACCAAACGGAGATCCACTAACATCAAATGATGGCAAAGATAGAGGCTTAGTGCTACATTATTATGATACTGGTGAAGCCGAAGAGTTAGATGCTTTTATAGGATGGGACAATTCAAACTCTGAGTTTGGCTTTGGTAGCGTTGTAGTTAGTAATCAAGGCACAACAGAAGAAATTGATTTTCTTGAATATGGAAATGTTAGAGCAGATCACTTTCTAGGAAACGGAGCATTACTTACAGAAACGTTAACAGTTGGTTCTACCAATGGACAGTCAAATAATTTTCCTGAATCAGTAATCATTGCAACACAGTTTCCCACAGATATAGCAGACAATTCTTTTATTGGTATTGTAGGTCAATCTTCTAGTAATTCTTTAAGTAGTACCGAAGTGTCAAAGGGTATTCTTGGCATTGGTCAAACCAGCAATGATGTCGATGGCATAGGTGTTGAAGGTCGAGGTTTAGCCGGAGAAACTACCGATACAGGAGATTCAATAGGTGTATCCGGTAGTGCCAAAGATGCAACCGATGGTGTGAACATAGGAATACTTGGAGACGCTTCCGGATCAACACAAAATAATTATGCATTTTATGTTAAATCGGGAGATATTTCATCTACAGAAAATGTTGTTACTTGGGATTTGAATGCTAATTCAAATTCTGCTTTAAGATTTAATTCTAATGCTAAAACAGACATATTTAATATCAACACAACTATTGGGGAAGAAGAAATATCTACCTCAGGAAATGCTGTAGTAGATGGGAATTTGTCAGCAAATGGTGTTTTAAGTGACAATTATTATACAGCAAACGGTGATGCGATTATTGATAGTGATGGCATTTCTACCAGTGGCAATTTAGATGTCACTGGAATTGCCCAAGTAGGATCAATACTTACGGATAATTATCTTACTGCAAATGGTGCCCCGTTAGATTTTCAAAGACCCGCAGGAAGCAATACACAACTTCAATTTAATGATGACGAAGATTTTGGTGCATCAGTAAATCTAACATTTGATTCAGACACAAACAATTTAGCCTTGACTGGCGAGTTTTATGTAACAGGGAACATAGATGTATCTGATACTTTGTTTGGACAAAACGCTAACTTTGCTGGATTTTTTGAAGGTGATGATGCTAGCTTTTCAGGAAATTTAACTACTGACAGTTTAAATGCTAATGCTATCTCAGTAGCAAACACTTTGTCAGTAGATGCTACTGCAAACTTCACAGCAAACACTTTGTTTACTGGTACAATGTCTGCAAATATAGCAGAGTTTTCAGGAAATGTTGACTTTTTAGGAAACTCAGTTTCAATATCAGGAGACTTGTCAGCCGACACTGCAAACTTCACTGGTAATATTGCACCAGCCGGAATCTTAACAGACAATTATTATTTTGCAAATGGCGCGCCATTAGATTTAGAAAACCCAGCGGGTTCTAATAATCAAATTCAGTTTAATGATGATCATGATTTTGGTGCAAGTGCTAACTTGACGTTTGATCCAGATTTAAATAAATTAAGTGTAACAGGGACGTTAGAAGTCTCTGGAAACGCAAATGTAGGGGACATTGATGTAAACAATCTAAACGCGACAAATGACGTTAGCGCAACAACACTAGGTGGCACATTAACTACAGCCTCTCAGCCAAACGTTACAAGTGTAGGTACATTAACATCACTAGACGTAACTGGAAATGCAAGCGCAGGTAATATCTCTACAGTAGGCACATTAAGTGTCACAGGCAATGCAGATGTAGGTAATTTAGATACAACAGGTGTTAACGCCTCTACACTAACAGGATCATTAACAACAGCCTCGCAACCAAATGTTACAAGTTTAGGCACACTAACATCATTGGATGTAACTGGTGAAATAAGTGCAGGTAACATCAGCGGTAACAATGCAAACTTTTCAGGCGGAGGTGTGTTTGGCGCCAATATTGACATGAGCGATAAAAACATTGTTGATTTGGCGGACCCTGTTAATAACACAGATGCGGCTACGAAACGATATGTTGATGAAATTGCTGAAGGTTTAAAAACGAGACCGCAGGTTGAAATTGCAACAACAGCAGACTTAAATGCCACATACAACAATGGTAATGCTGGAGTAGGAGCTACGTTAACTGCAAGCAGTAATGGTGCTTTCCCAGAAATTGATGGCGTTACGTTAACATCTACTACACCGGGCGAAAATGGTGTTCTTGTTAAAGATCAGACTGATGCGGCAGAAAATGGTCGTTATAATCTTATTCAAGTTGGTGATGCTAGCAATCCTTGGATTTTAGAACGTTGTAGTCTTTGTGATGAATCAAGTGAGATACCCGGGTCATTTACTTTTGTTAAAGATGGTGACACCCTAGCAAATACAGGCTGGGTGCAAACTGTAACAGATCCTAGCACATTTGTAATAGGAACTGATCCTATCATAGTAACACAGTTTTCTGGCGCCGGAACATTCACAGCGGGCACCGGATTAACATTAGACGGAACCGAATTTAATATAAACAATGCGCAACCAACTATTACAAGTGTTGGCACATTGACAGGATTGGATGTCACTGGTAATATAGATGCAGGCAACGTAAGTGTTACAAATGACGTTAGTGCAACAACGTTAGGTGGTACTTTAACAACTGCGGCACAACCTAACATTACAAGCGTGGGTACGTTGAGTTCACTTGCAATTAGCGGAACAAATGATTTAACAGTGCGAACTATTACAACAGGAGCCAACACTACAACAGGAACAATTGAAGGCGACTGGTCATTAACAGCAGGTTCTAAGTTAAATGCTACCTACGCTGACTTGGCTGAGTGTTACACAGCAGACGATAGTTATGAACCAGGGACTGTAGTTGTATTTGGTGGTGAAGCCGAAGTAACTGCACAAGATATTGCCGACAATAAAGCAGTAGCGGGCGTTGTATCAACTAACCCTGCTTACTTAATGAACTCAGAATGTGAAGGCGAACATGTAGTTCAGTTAGCACTAATTGGTCGTGTACCTTGTAAGTTATTGGACCCGTTAATAAAGGTGACTTAATTGTAACTTCAGAACAAGTTGGATTTGGTAAAGTAAACAATGAAGCAAAACCAGGCACAGTAATCGGTAAAGCATTAGAAAACTTGTCAGGTGAAAGCGAAGGATTGATTGAAGTATTAATTGGTAGATGTTAATATTTGTACTTGTCTATATATGATAAGTATACTTAATGAATCCTTTTGTTCTTAGTTATATAGAAAGGCTCAAAGCCTGGCACGATCTAAAAAATGAACTAGAATCATCAGACCTCGGCAATATTTGTGTCGAGGTCGATAGGTTTTGGCAAAAGTGCCCAATGTCGAATCATTATCTTCACCCAGATGAAATTGAATCGTGGCCCGATCCATGGCAATTATTAAACGATAACATTTATTGTCCTTATGCTAGAGCATTGGGCATGGTTTACACTTTGCTTTTATTGGGCATAGAAGATATTGACTTTATTGAAGCAACCGATTATCATAATAATGACGTAGTATTAGTTCTAGTTGATTGCGTAAAATATGTGATGAATTACTGGCCCGGCTCAGTGTTAAATACTACTCACTCGGATTTCGAGATCAAGCGTCACATTGACGTTGATCCCTTGTTTAAAAAAATAAATATTAAAAATAATTTTGAGGATTAAAAATGTCAACAGAAACAATCGAGGCTCCTGCCACTACTATAAATTATGTATTGAAACGAGATGGTACTACTGAAGAATTTGATAATTCTAAAATCAGTGTTGCTGTAGCAAAAGCAATGAAATCTGCTGGAATCAGAAGCAAAAGTTTATCAGATGAAATTGCACAAGAAGCCACTAATAAGTTAAATGAAGATTTAACCGATGATGTAATTGTAAACGTAGATGCAATTCATAGAATGGTTGAAAACGTTGCTATGGACATGGGTTTACATGATCTTGCTCGTGAATATATCTTGTATCGCTTTAACAACATGCCTAGCGTGTTTAGAAAAAGAGCAAATTTAAAACCATATGAATATCCTCAGTTAGTTGAGTATATTGAAGCAATCAGACATTCATATTGGATTCACACAGAGTTTAATTATTCTTCTGATATACAAGACATGAAAGTTCGTATGACGCCAGAAGAAGCTGAAATTGTTAAAAAAGCAATGTTGGCTATATCTCAGATCGAAGTGCAAGTAAAAACATTTTGGTCTAAGATCGGAGATAAAATGCCTAAGCCTGAAATCCAAGCAGTTGGAGTAACATTTGGTGAATCTGAAGTTCGTCATGCCGATGCTTATGCTAACTTATTAGAAATTATGGGATTGAATGAAGAATTTGAAAATATTGTTGAAGTTCCAGCAATCAAAAAACGCATGGCATATTTAGAACAAGCAATTCAGTCTCCTGTAGACGATAAAGATTATTTTCATAGAATTATTCTTTTTTCTATGTTTGTTGAAAATGTATCATTATTTTCACAATTTTTAATTATGATGTCATTTAACAAGCATAAGAATGTNTTGAAGGGCATTTCAAACGCTGTAGANGCCACATCAAAAGAAGAAGATATTCATGCTCGATTTGGTTTTGACATAGTGAATATTATCAAAGAAGAGCACCCAGACTGGTGGGATAAAGATACTATCAATGAAGTTAATAGACTTTGTAGAGAAGCGTTTAAAGCAGAATCAGCAATTGTAGATTGGATTTACGGAGATTCTGATCTTGACTTTCTGCCAAAAGAAACTGTTAAAGAGTTTCTTAAACATAGATTTAATCAATCGTTAAAAGCAATTGATTTAAAACCATTGTACGATGTTGATAGAGAACAAGTTCGCTCAACAGATTGGTTTGTAGAAGAAATTCTTAGCACAAAGAACATTGACTTTTTTGTGAAACGCAGTACAGCATATTCTAAGAAAACAAAAGCATTCACAGAAGACGATTTATTTTAAGGAGACAAAATGAAAAAATTTTATTGGCTAAACGAAGACTCAAAAACTTTTCTTTCTAGAGGATATTTGGAAAAAAATGAAAGCCCTAGAACCCGCATAAAAAAGATTGCTGAAGCGGCAGAAGAATATTTAAAAATGCCGGGCTATGCGGATAAGTTCTATGACTATATGAGTCGNGGATTTTATTCATTGTCGTCTCCTGTTTGGGCAAACTATGGNAAAGAAAGNGGNCTNCCNGTNAGTTGNTTTGGTTCTTATATNGATGACAACATGGAGTCAATTCTTTATGGGCATGCTGAAAACGGCATGTTAATGAAAAACGGTGGNGGAACTTCTGGTTATTTTGGTGCANTGCGACCCAGAGGCGCACCCATCAAAAACTCAGGAGAGTCTTCGGGTTCTGTACATTTTATGCAAATGTANGACACNCTAGCATCGGTGGTNTCACAAGGTNNTGTNCGNAGAGGATTNTTTTCAGCATATCAAGATATTGAACATCCTGATGCAGAAGAGTTTTTAGACATTGGGATTGAAGGAAACCCTATTCAAGGACTAACAACTGGTATCGTTGTTTCAGATAATTTTATTAAAGAAATGAAAGAAGGTGACCCTGATAAACGCAGAGTATGGGCTAAAGTGTTACAGCGTAGATCAGAAATTGGTTATCCTTATATTTTGTATTCTGGAAATGTAAACAACAATAAGCCACAAGTATATAAAGATAAAGACTTGCGTATTCATGCTTCGAATATGTGTTCAGAGATTGCTTTGCCTTCAACAACTGAAGAAACTTTTACTTGTGTACTATCATCTATTAACTTGTTGCATTGGGACGAGATTAAAGAAACAGATGCGATTGAAACGATGACTTACTTTTTAGACACTGTGTGCGAAGAATTTATTCGCAAAACAGAAGGTCATGAATACATGAAACGAGCACACGAGTTTGCTAAAAATCATAGAGCAATTGGCATGGGTGTTTTAGGTTGGCACTCTTATTTACAGTCTAACATGATTGCTTTTGAGTCTAAAGAAGCGGCACAAAAGAATCTAGAGATTGCCAAAACAATGAAAGAAAAATCATACGAAGCATCAAAAGAGTTGGCTAAAAAGTTTGGAGAACCACCTTTGTTGAAAGGTTACGGAATGCGTAACACAACAACAATGGCAATTGCTCCTACCAAGTCAAGCAGTTTTATTCTTGGACAAGTAAGTCAGTCTATTGAACCCGAGTTCTCAAACTGTTATGTGAAAGATTTGGCAAAAATGAAAGTAACAATTAAAAATCCATATTTACTTGAATTGTTAGAGTCTAAAGGAGAAAACACTGACGAAGTTTGGGAGTCTATTATGGTTGCTGACGGATCAGTTCAGCATCTTGAATGCTTAACACAAGAAGAAAAAGAAGTCTTCAAAACTTTTTCTGAACTCAACCCTTATACAATTATTGATCAAGCATCGACAAGACAAGCATATATTGATCAAGGACAAAGTTTAAACTTGATGCTTGATCCTGATATGAGTGTTAAAGAAATTAATTCGCTATATTTGTATGCATGGGAAATGGGCGTTAAAAGTTTGTATTATAGCTATTCAATGTCAACTGCACAATCACTTACTCGTAAACGTGTAATGTCTACAGGCTGTGCGGCTTGCGAAGCCTAATAAAATATAATATCACTTTATATTGCTGAATAAATATTAACACGGCATTTGTATGCCGTTTTGGATAATAAAGGTGATGTACTATGAAAGCAATTGTATGGAGTAAAGATTATTGCCCGTTCTGTGTTCAAGCTAAAGTGTTATTGGAGTCCAAAGGTATTGAAATCGAAGAAAGAGATATTGGTCAAGATTGGACAAGAGAGCAAATGCTAGAAGCAGTTCCTGATGCAAAAACTGTACCTCAAATATTTTTAGATGATGAATACATAGGTGGCTTTACCGAACTAAAACAACGACTTTTAGATTAAATTAATTTATATAAAGGACAAACAATGAATATTGAAAAAAATGAAATATACACAATCAAACTAAATTCTGGCGAAGAATTAATTGCAAAAGTTACAGATATTGATACTGAAAATAATCAATTAGTTGTATCTGAGCCAGTTTCTGTTGCACCAAGTGCTCAAGGAATGGGACTGGTTCCTAGCGTGTTTACAGCCAATAATAGTGCTGAATATAGAATAAATACTACTAGCGTTGCGATTTACGTACCAACTGATGATACGATCAAAGACAAGTACGTTGAAGCAACTTCTGGAATTCAGCTTCCAGAAAAGAAAGTAGTATTAGGATAATATGGCGAAACTTAGCAGAAAAGGTGATGCAACACAAGCAGGCGGAAAAGTTGCTAAAGGAGCAAAAACAGTTTTTGCTAACAACAAGCCTGTGGGAGTTCATGTTGGTGACATAACTCCGCACGGCAAGGGCAAACATAAAAAAGCCAAAACTACAGAAGGAAGTCCATCAGTTTTTGCTGATGGTTCTCCTGTATTACGAGAGGGAACAGGTTTAGATTGTGGGCACAAAATTATTCAAGGTAGCCCCAATGTTAATGTGCCCTAACAGCGCGAGCATACCCCATGGCAGACAGCGGAAAACAAAATCCCTTAGGAGTAAACGTATTAGGTGAACACCTTATTAATAGGGGTCTTACTATTAATCCAATCGCTGCCAGCTATATGGGTAGTAGTAATTCTAATGACAATTATAACTTTGGTCGTCTAGTACAAGATACTGTTTTAAGATTGTTGACCTGGAGCATCCACGACGGGTATAATCGAGAGAAAGTAACAAGTGCTACTTACAACAACTTAATAAATATTTCGGGAAGAAGTAGCAATCAAATTCATGCTTTAGGGAATTCTAAACCTCCTAGCTACCAAGCTAAAGACAACGGAGGCGTTTGGACTACGTTAGCACAAAAACAATTAGGGGTAACAGCACCTGCCAACACTGGATATCCGATTGAAGGAAACACAGACTATGGTCAAGCCGCGTCTTGGTTGCCATATAATACATCTAATCCCAACGATTCGATTACTCAATGGGGATATATAAGACTTCATGCTCTGCAAGCACATAACGAATTTAATTGGAACAATGAAAACCCAACTGCATCTCCCGAATACAAAGAATTTTTAGGATCATACTTGTCTTCAGATGCTTGGCTCCAGAGTATAAATGAAGCTATTCTAGCGATACACAATGCTGAAAACTTTTTAAGGGGAATGTATACTAGTTTAGATGACTTAAACACTGCTGAAATATCTGGTGTAAGCAGTGCTTTTGGTAGCTTTGGAGATGAATTATTAACGTTAGGTAATGCAATAGATTTTACTATGCTTGATTCGTTTGGTTTACCATCAACGTTATTAAGAACCCTAGCAAAAAATAATGCTATTACTGCTGAACTAAGTTTAGCATTACTAGCATCAGGTTTAACCAATAAAGAAATTTCAAATATTTCTTCTGGCAAAGTTACTGGATTGTCTGTAGATAAAGAACGACAAATATATGGAGCCTTTTTAGCAATAAGAGGTGATCGTAGTGAAGGAGAAACAAGTAACTTGCGTGAAGTTTTAAGTAGGTTAGGCGTTGAACCTAATAGAATAAAAAGAACCGGATTTTTTGATGAAGGGTTTGAATCGCTTGCTGATCTTTTAAATGTAAGAAAATTATTTGGATATTCACTTGATACTTGGCGTTCACTTACTGTTCCTATATACAGTACAAACTTAGATCAGCCCGCTAAAACATTATACCCTATATTCAATAACAGCGGAGGTATTAACGCTAGTTTAAAATCACCGTCAATAAAGGAGCTTGTAGGAAATCTGTCCCCTAGTATGACTCCGCCTACTAGAGAATCATCGCAGTCTAATCCAGATTTAATAAATTCAAATTTGCCAACTGGATTTGATTCATATTTAAGAGGAATATTGCCTGAAGATCAAGCAATAGCCGCCGGTGCTTTTTCTTACTCTATGCAACAGATCAAAAGCATTGAAAATTCTAATTTGCCAGAGTTTGGAAACATTGTAAGAAATTTAGAAACAATAAATTTAGGTGCTCAAACGCCGGGTACTCTTCCATTATTAAATCAAGCGGATGTTCCTACTAATCAAGATGCTCGTGCAGAAGCGAAACAAAAAATTGCTCAGGGAAGCGGACCATACAATACATTTACAATGTCTGATTTGTATGGTTCAATGTCTGGTCTGCCCTATAACTGGAGAGGGATATATAGATATATTGAAGAACTGACAACACTAAAATTGTCAAACATATACAAAGAAATGTTTTTAGCAGTTACATGGGACCCTGCTACATTTAGTGTTACTCAAGATAATTTTTGGCAAACAACACAAGAATATGAAGCGCCTGAAACTGTAGAAAATGACCCCAACCCTGATTATCAGCCCGATCCTGGACAACCTAATTATGATCCTAACCCTTATTATAATCCAGTTACCGATGAAACTACACTTTCACAATTCAGATATTCAACAAGTGGTCAGCCTAGAATAAGTTCAGGAAAATATCAGTTAGCAATTTCAACAACCGAAGGCGGAGGATATGGCAGAGGTCAAGCACCAAAACCTGAAGTAGATGTTTTTGTAAGGGACCCATCTAACACATCAAACTGCGGCGGAGATGATTGGGTTGAAAGTGGCGGAGTTTATCAACAGTGCGGCACTTGTTCAGGTATAGTTAACCCTTCGAATCCTTCAGGGTTTGGTTCTGAAGACAGAAACGATATACCAACGTTTGAACCACCAAAGTGTCAAATGGGAACTAATGATAAAAACGCAGAGTCATTAGGAGGAGGAAGTTTTGGTAGACTTTCTTGGAACAATCCTAATTATAATCAAGTAACGTGGATAACAAACGTAGTACAAGAAGACTGGGAAGATTTAACCGGACAAGATACGCTAAACAATCCTCCAAAAACACCTAGTGGAAGCCCTAGAAGTGCAGACTGGGTAGATGAAAACTTGCCTTTAATTTCACTAAGCGTTCAACGCCCGCCAGTTGAACGCTTGCCAGTAACAGCGAACGGTGAAAGATCAGACGATGGGCAAAATACAACCGGAGCAATCTACAATAGAAGAGGAGAATGTTTAACTCCACCAACAGGNCAAGATAATCCTCCTGAAGGCTGGCCCGAACCCATGAATTCGGTAGTTAATTCTTACATTGACCAAGCAAATGATGAAATTTCTAATATATTTTCTCAGGGAAAATTTCAAGTTAGAAGTTTAAACAACTCTTGGAATCAGTTGGGGCATGGACTAACAAGAGAACAACGAACTAGATTTACAGCATTAGGAAATGTATTGATACCAAAAGATTATTTTGTTAATCCTTATCCAAATACGCAAATTACTTTTGTAGATTCTGTTCCTACGTTTGCTTCAGACACTAAACCTCATATGAACGCGCAAACACTAGAAGCCATATCAGATACAAACAGTTTAGGAGGTCAAAGTTTAATAGGATTAATGCGATCAGAACGAAATCAATCTAGATTACAATCTGCTGGTCTTGGAATAGATAACAACTTATCTAGCGAACTAAATGAAACTGATTTTAAAACACTTATGATCAATGGCACAATTCAAGGCATAACAGACGGTTATCCTGGACCAGAAGAAAATCAAGATGGAACGTGGACTCCTCCTCCTTGGGCTGGTAATGATGACCCAGCAGAGCCAGGAAGACCTATTATAATTGCCCCTAGATATAGATACGAACCTCCAGATATTGAACCAATTGACGAGTTACCCAGTGAACCTGGACCCCCGTTTCCGAATCCTGGAGAAGAACCGGGCGCTCCAAATCCGGGAATCGAAGACGGCGATGTACCCCCAGAATTAGATACAAGGTATACTTCGGGCATATTGATGCCATCAGTAGCTAGTATATCTCAAGCAATCGAGCAGGTTATCGAATGTAATTGCGATTGTTGGTTAGAATAACCAAAAAGATTGTGTTTGACTTAAGATCGTAGTATAGTTATTGCTGATCTTTAAGTTAAAACTAAGTTTTTGGCTAAAAGGAGAATAGCTATGGAACACATTTTACGTGCGCTATATTTAATTTTTGGGTCAATTACTGCGGCTATTTTTATAAGTTCAGTTGTTGATATAAAAATTACTTCATACGAAAAACAAAACCCTTCACAAATAAGTGAAAATGTTAACGTCAATGAGATTAGCAAAAGTCTAGACTGTTTGGCATTGAATGTTTATAAAGAAGCAGGTTACGAGCCATTTGAAGGCAAGGTAGCCGTTGCACAAGTAACTGTAAATCGCGTAGAAGACCCTAGATTTCCTGACTCGGTTTGTGATGTTGTATATCAAAAAAATGCGTTCACAGCAAAAGTAGTATGTCAATTTAGTTGGTATTGTGATTCTGTTCATAGAACAAGACCAGTTAACCCTAAAGCGTTTGATCAAAGTTATGAAATCGCAAAAAAAGTTTTATTAGAAGATTTTAGGCTACCTAGCTTAACAAATGCTTTGTATTATCATGCAGATTATGTATCTCCAAATTTTCACATGAGACAGCAAAGAATATCTAAAATTGGCGCACATATTTTTTACACAGACGGGACAAACAATGTACTTTAACGGATTAAAATCTTGGTCAGCAGTCTTTAGAGAAAAAGCAGTAGAGGCGTTTGTAAGTTTATCAGTTGGTTTTAAAGAAACAATTACTAATGTTAGTTCTCAAGCATTGGGCTGGCTAGCAATCGTTTTTATTCATTCTATGACAATACCAACATTGTTTAGTATGATGAAAGGAGTATCAGACACGTCACCTCCTATTGACATGGTTTTGATTATTTGGACAGCACTTGCGTTATTTTTTGTTAAAGCGACTATTCAAAAAGATGTCTTAAACTTATTGACAATTGGCTTAGGGTTTTATGCTCAAGCAATTTTAATGGCATTGATTTATTTTAAATAAACTTAAGTAATATGAAGAACCCTTGCATTAACATCTGTGAGATGAACCCTATTACAGGCTTGTGCAACGGTTGTGGAAGAACAAGCGAAGAAATAAACAAATGGCAATCATTTACCGATAAAGAACGCGATCAAATTATGGAAGAACTAATCATTAGAATGTTCGGTGACTAATTTAAAAGCGTTATTTTGTTTCTGCTATAAACACACCATTCCAATCTGCTGGTAATTTTTGTTTCATCATATGCTCGCAACGTTTTTCCCACATGTCATAGTAAGCATCCATTTTGCCATCAAAGTGACCCCTTAATTCTTTGAGCAATTTGATAGCGCCTTTGAAATCTTGACTGCGATATCGTTCATGCATTTTATCATGAAGTGTTTTTGATCTTATGTGACAACGCTCTTTCCAAACATAAGTGTCGTGATTTTTTTCTAATACGGTATAGATGCCTATACCTACACTTTTTCCTTTAACTGCTAGATCATCAATTTTTAAAAAGAAAAATTCATCTTTGCATTGCTTAACAGTTTCTTCCCCTACAAGAAGCAAACAACCATACTCTTTGCATTTGCTTTCAATTCTAGCGGCAGTAGACACAGCGTCACCTAATACATCATAAGAATGACGCTTTGTAGAACCCATTTCGCCTAGATAGCCTAGCCCAGTATTAATACCTGCACCCATGCCGATAGGTGGCTTACCTTTTGCTACTAGATCATCATTAAATTTTTCTACTGCTCTAAGCATTTGTAATCCAGTTTTTACAGCGGTAGCAGGGTGCTCGGGGTCATCTATAGGAGCATTGTGTATATGCATACTAGCATCGCCGATGTACTTGATAATCATACCGTTGTTATCTAAGACTGGTTGTGTAATCGCGTCCATGTAACCGTTCATTATCTCAGTTAAGCCCTTTACATCATCACCAAAACTTTCACCAAGCGGGGTAAAGCCTCTTAGATCAGAAAAACAAATAGATACTTGTTTTTTAGTGCCTTCTTTGATTAAAGCAGGATTTTCTTGAAGCAACTTAACAACAGCAGGAGAAGCGTAACCCTCAAATTGTTTCTTAATTGCTTGCTTCTGTAAAAACTCATCTATAAATTTCACGCCATAAGTGTGTAATCCAACTAATAAAATCCCAACAACAAGCATGCTAGCATCAAATAACATTTTGTAAGTATCATAAAGATAATGACTGGCAGGGATAGCGGCTACGGCTAGTATAATCATCGTCCCTAAACCAATATAAGTAAAACGAGACAACAACACAATTAATAGCCCTAAGATAACTAGTGTTGAGATTTCTGCTAAATCAGCATAGTCTGGTCGTTGAATATTCACACCATTGAACATAGTACCAATCACTGATGCTTGTAGTTCGTGTGGATGAACAGCACCAATAGAAGCAGGAACTGGATTGCTAATACCTGCCGCAGTTGGACTTACAATAACAAGTGCTCCTCCAAAATCATTTGGTAATTCTGTTAAACTAGTAGAAATCGACTGTTGACTCCAATCAATCCATATTCTTCCAAAACTGTCTGTAGTAATCGGTCCAAACTGAGGAATTCGCATTTTATCAACACCTATCGGTGATAATTTAATTTGAAAACTAATGTCGCCTGCCACAACACGCAACACTTCTAAACTAAGTGCGGGATATAATACATCGTCTACGCTTGCCACCAATGGTATTCTTCTGTTAACACCGTCAATTTCTGGAAGTGTATTTACAATGCCAGCACCTACAGCTAGTTGTTCATATTCTTTTAAGTTAGCAATTATACCGGGATATTGTAAAACTGTGTAAAGATATTCTGAATTTAATATGGCAGCACCTGTTTTTCTAGGAGTATTACGAGACTCCATAGAAGGTATATTTGGCAATATAACAGGATATTGAGACATAGTGTCTATTAGTGCTTGATCTTTTCCGCTTCGATCTTGTTCTGCCATAAGCACATTAAATACAACTAAGCCAGCGTTTTTAGCATACAAATCTTCAATAATTTTTGCATAAACATCTCTAGGAAAGGGCCATTGTCCATATTGTTTTAACGCATTTTCGTCAATGTTTACAGTGTAAATATTGTTTTGTACAGGCTCTGCTGAAGTAATTAATGTATCAAAATAATTCAGCCGAACACTTTCAACAAATTTCGGGTCGCTAACTCTGACACCAACAACTAATAACAATGTAAGTATAGCTGTTAATGGACTAAGCAAAATCTTTTTAATCATATTATTGTCCTTGTGTTATTGTGATTGTTCCGCAGCCGCCGGTTGTAGCACAAGTATGAGAAATAGAATAGAATTGTTGTGTGGAACCAGATTGAATCATGTCTAGCGTAGTTGGTTGACCCGCTAGATTAATAATAGCAAAATGTGAGGCATTGCCTTCTTGTAAAGAATTTATAGTTTTATCCCCGTCAGACAAAGTTATATCTAAATAATGACTCCCGCTTCCTGTTTGCTGGGCATCAATAAAGTTTCCGTTATTGTTTACTGTAGCAAATATTCCTTTGCTTCCGCCTGAACTGCTTTGGAAAAAACTTAAATCATTATCATCACCTGTTACAAATAATTCAATATAATTGCTATTAGTAGAAGAATCACCCTCTTGTACTGTTAAGATTGTATTATTATCACCATTACCAATATAACCAAAGTAGTTTTGATCTGTCCCCATTTGAGTAACATCGATGTTATTGTTGAATCCTGTTTGATCAATGTATACTTGGGAATCTGATGCGGGTCTTGATTCAAATGTGTCAATTTTATCAATATTGTTACTGTTTGGATCAAATGGATCAGCACTACCCCCACAGCACAGTGAATCACTTGGAGGAGGTGTTTCAGTAGTTGGAGCATTAGACCCTTCGTTAGGAGGAATAGGTCCATACGACTCTCCATTTAATTCAGTTGCCCCGGTAATTTCATCAATGAACAGTATAGGACTTAGTGCGGTGTCCCCCATGTTAAAAATCATAAAAGAAATATCATACTCACCTGATGCTGACACTGTGAATTGTACGAGTTGCCAGCCAGTTGATCCATAGCTTCCAACTGAGTAGTTTCCCGTCCCTGTATTTGTAAAACCCAATAAAGCATAAGCCTCTTGATTGTTAACTGTGGCAACACCTGGGCCGCCCGTAACAGAAACAAGCGAACCGTCATTGAAAGGTTCGTAGTCTGTACTTAAATAATTCCAAGCATAAGTATATGTTACGCCTGCTTCTAAAAATCGTGTTGTTTGAGCAAAAGTAGAATTTGTTGGGGTAGGATTCCCTCCACCACCGTTTTCAGCCTGAAATTGAATATAGTCTTTTATTGCCTGAATCTGTGTAGCTGTAAGACCTGAACTTGCGGCGGCACTTTCGAAACTAGGAGACCCTGACCCCGGTTGCAATGAAAGCATGTACTGTCCATGGGGTGTAATAGACCAACAAAATCCTCCACCTACACAAAAGTTTTCTAAACCTGTGCTGATTTGTGCTCCATTTCCATTAGGTCCCCAATTCGCTCTTATGCCAGAAACGCCATTGCTTACTAGCCAGTTAGCATAGTCGCCATCTTCAAAACCATAGTTGTCTGTTTGTGAATATACAACAGAAGAAGCAAATATCAGTAATAATGTAAAAATCTTTTTCATTTATTTTCCTTGTGTTATAGTCACTTTGTTTCCAGACTGAGGAGCAGGTCCCCATGGCTGTGTTGCTTTGTCTCCATTGTGTGTAATCGAAAGGTCCATATTAGAATTCAACCTCATTCTTACTTCGGCATAGTGTTCGTTTTCAGTTTCTCTGTACATCACAAGATAAGGATTTCTTTTAACACACTTAATTTTTCCTGTACAAACACCTTCATCATTGCTTGTAGCAATAGCATCTGTTACTTGCTTTTGTTTATTTTCTTTAGCATTGTTGTTTGTTTCTGTTTGTGTTATAAACTGTTCTTCTTCGTTTTCCTGAGGCTCTGTTCTTGTTATCTGCTCTTGGATTTCACTAGGAGGACTTATTATAAGATTATTGTTTATTTGACTGTCAAAAGAAACACGAGGATCAATTATGTTTAGTGAAATGCCCACAGGTGGATTAGGCAATGAATTAAAATTAGAAATATAAGTTGCTACGATATGGTTCTTGTAATTCTACTTTGCCTGCGGCATTTTCAACTATGATCTTTCCTGTTTGACAGTTGATTAGTTCTTGATCTTGATCATCAGTACAACTGGGTACAAGAATAACTAGTGTTCTTCCTGCTTCGTCAACAGTCATGTGAAAATCAGTGCCACGAACAGCAATATTAGCACTTGGTGTTCCGATATTTATTCTTTGGGGATTTGCTTTAGCAATCTGACCGCTAGCATATCTAACTGTGCCCATAGCCACTCGCATGCTTGCTTTGCCGGCATCGCTTTGGTTAGGGTCAAAAACAAAGTCATCGATTACTAGTCTGCTGTTCTCAGTAATTTTTACATCGGTGTCGTCAATAAAAGTAATTTCAAGACTAGTGTCTTTTTGTGTAGTTACCACATCATTACTTTCTATGGCGAAGTTGACTTCGCTTTCTATTTCTGTAGATTCTCTTTTGATTGTAGCAAGAGAACCATTTTGTTTAGACACTGCACCTATATCTGCTTGAACAGTACTGCTAGATGCTAGTGTTACTAACAACAACCAAAAAAAGCGGCGCACAATTAGTTTCCAGTCAATACATTTATGACATTACTTGAGCCGTTTACATTGATGTTTACGTTGGTGTCAATTGTTCCGTTTTGAACAGTTGTGACTTGATTCAAGGATCCGGCTAAAGTAACAATTAAATTATGTCCCTCAACGCCTGCTGAACCGGCTTGTGTATGACGCATAACGTTTTCATCACCGCTGATGTCAACATCTAATTTGCCATTACTGCTAGTCAAATTGTGTTCAATGTCGTTCATATTACCAACAACTTTGGTTTTACTAAAAATATTAGTACCACTAATTGTTTCTACAAGAGAGTTAGAATTCCCTTGGATTTCTTGGTTTATAGTAACACCTGAACAAGCGTTTTCAGATGTCCCGCAGGTAACTTGTACTTGGTTTCCGTTTCCAGTGATGTCACTAAGATAAGTGTTAGCGTTTCCAGTAATTACGTATTGCGCTATGTTATTATCTCCAGTTTGTGTCATTGTGACTGAGTTGCTATCGCCCGTAATTGTAGCATAGTCGCTAGAACTATTTCCAATGCTATTTCCTGCTCCGGTCTGAGTAAGTGTCACTGTGTTACTGTTACCTACTTGATCAATAAAAACATTGTTAGATGTACTTGTTTCTTGTCCATATGCGTTAAACATAGCAAACATAGAAAAAAGTGTAATTGCTAAAATATTAATTTTTTTCATTTTAATCTCTCCATATAAACAACTTATCAAATATGCTTTCTGTTTCTTTGATAGGTGCTTTTTGTTGTTCACGTTGTTGTGGTTCTAAGTTTAATTGTCTTTCTGATATTGGGTCGTAGTCCCAATAACCTTTTCTTTCTCCCTCACGAACCATTTCTACAACAGCGGCTTGAATAGCCATGCTTGTGGCACGATTTACGCTTTCATTCATTCCCATACCTACTTCGGCTTCTATCGATCTCGTGCCTTCTTCGATGAATCGTAATACTCCAAGTTTATCCATATAACTGTATACGGTTTTTGTTGTTAATATACTAAAAAGAACTTCTCCTGACGTAACACTAACAACACGTATTCCAATAGTAATCATGTCTGCTCGATATTGAGTTTGCGGACCGATGCCTAAAATTCTCATACCGCTTCCACCAGTTACAACGTTGCTATCATACCCAACGATACCGCCTTCAATTAACACACCGGCAAATAAAAGGGGAGGCAACGGTTCGGCATTCTGTCCTTCATAAATTTCTCTCATTTGACGAATCATTTGTCTTTCTTTCATCAAACTATCTAAGCCAACTCTTTCTACTACCTTAAACCATTGACCATTACCAACTTCTCTTAGTGCTTTTATAAGGTATGTTTCAGCACCTTGAGTTACAGCACTGCTTAAATTTGCTATATTAGGATTTGGTTTTCTTTGTCCGGTTTTATCACGAAAATTATATACTGCGGCAATAATAGGACCGTCAGCAGGCTTCGGCAAATTGTATTTGTTTCTGTCTAGTGTTGTTTGTTCAACCTGAGGATCTTGAAACTGTGTTTCAGTGATCATTTTGTCTATCTGCGATGTAGTGGCACACCCAGACAAAAACAACAACCCTGCTACTAAAAGGCTATTTCTCATTAAATTTAACCTCCTGTTGCGCCGATCATGGTTGCTACAGGAACATTGACTACTGTAACATTGCCATCGGCATCTGTGATAGTAAGCGTAATGAATTCACCTTCGCGAGACCAAACAACTGTTCCGCCTGTTGGAAAATCTAATACGCCCGAAGTAATACCTGCTTCACCAAACAAGTTATCTGTAATTTGTTTGGCAAGTTCTTGATACATTCTGCTTTCAAGTGCTTGAGTAAACCTAAAAATAGGATCTTGCATTTGTTCTAATTCTGCTCTTGCTCTTGCTCGCTCGGCATCATCAATTATTTTTTGTTTTGCTGCCTGCTCTTGGTTATAAATGCTAAGAACATGTTGTGTATACCCAATCCCACTGAATGATGGACTATTAAACTCATGCACTAATTCAGAACTCATGACTTGTGTAGATACAAAAATCATTAATATACCAAATAGTTTTTTCATTTTTCAACTACCTCTTTTTCGTTGTCGTTTTCTTGCTTTTCTTTTTCTATTTGCAAGACTACGTTTACTTTTTGTTGAAGTCTTAGCAAATCGTTATCTAACATTCTTATTCTATCGATTAATGCAATTAATATCGTATGCGTTTCTCCGATAACAGGTGTTAGTTGCGTAGTGACAAATTGATATATAAAATATACAAAGTAGCCCATTCCCAATGCGGCGATTATAGGAAAACCATATTGTCCAATTAATTCTACTAAAGTTTGTGCTTCCATTTAATCTCTTCTCGCATCATTCTTGCCATCTGCTCTAGCAATACGCTCTAAATCTGGTTTTAAATTCAACGCTGAACTAACAACAGTATCTACACGAATAATATCATGATTCATTGTTTTTACTCTGTTGTCTAGTGCTATAATTATATTCTGCAATCCTTTAATTTGCGAAACTACACCTGACAAAATATATCTAATTACAAAATATATAAACACGCCGGCTCCAATCGCGGCAACGATTGGAAATCCTAATTCGGCGATCAACATAAAAATATTTTCTGTGCTCATATTTTATACTCTTGTTTATTAGAGTCACAGAGCGATTACGTAGCCGTACTATACGCTGTATACTCTATCAACTTATCCTATAGTATTTATCGGATATGCTTAAAAAAATTTATACATATATATTAAAAATGATAAATAAGCCCAATTTATATTGACATTGTATCCAAAATATAATACTCTAAAAGATAGTCAAAATTTGGCATATTTTAGCATAAATACTATAATAAAGAGAAAGGAGAAAAGTTATGTTATCAACACTTTTTTGGATTTTAGTAGGTGCGTTTATTGGATGGCACTTCCCAGAACCTCTTTGGGCAAAGATCGCCAAAGAAAAATTAGTTAACATGTTTCAATCGTTTAAAGCAAAGAAATAATATTTTACTATGATTGATTTAAATCGAATAGGGTCGGGAAAAGAACTGCTTAAAAAAGTATTTGCTTTGGGAATAGAAAGCAGTCAATCACCTTTGTCACAAAACCCTCAACAAAAAAAATCTCGACCCTCCACACTCAATAAAAATAACACTTGAAATAACCTTTTAGTTTGTTCAAGACTAAAGGATCCTGCCTTATGAATCAGCATACTATAAAACAACCTATTAAAACCAAAGGAGTAGGACTTCATACTGGTACAACAACCTCTATGAAAATATTTCCTGCACCTGAAAATACAGGTATTGTTTTTATAAAGAAAACTAAGTCAGGTCCTTTGTTTATACCAGTGTTAAGTCAATATGTTACAAATACTACATTGAGCACTGATATAGGAAAAGATCAAGAATCTATTAGAACAATTGAGCACTTGATGTCTGCATTAGCTGGTTGTTCTATAGATAATGTTTACATAGAAATTGAAGGGGACGAAATCCCTGCATTAGATGGTAGCGCCTCGCCCTTTTGTTTTTTAATTAGAGAAGCAGGAATAATTGAACAATCAGAACCTAAAAAGTTTTTAAAAATCAATAAAACAGTTAAAGTAGGTGACGAAAATGGTTGGGCTATGTTGGAACCTTATGATGGTTTTTCTTTAGATTTTACAATCGATTTCGATCATCCCTTAATTAAAAGATCAACATACAGTATCGATATAAACCATAAAAATTATTGGAAACAAATCAGCAGAGCAAGAACTTTTGGGTTTATAAAAGACACAGAAAAATTGCATAAATCAAATGCGGCTTTGGGAGCATCAACTCAAAATACAATCGTACTTAGAGAATTTGACATCTTAAACAAAGAAGGACTACGATACCCAAACGAATTTGTAAGACACAAAATTTTAGACGCAATTGGTGATTTGTATGTTTCGGGCTATCAAATTATGGGCAAATACACAGCATATGCATCTGGACATAGAATTAATGATATGTTACTTCAAGGACTATTTGAAAAAAATGCGGGAACTATTATTCAACCTACGCACTTAAACAGTGTAAATAGAAATTATAATATACATACAGGAGAAATTAATGAACAATTGGGTAGAGCAAGTTAAAAATAGCATTCCAGAACATAGCGAAAAGATTAAAAATAATTTAGATGAAGCGATCAACAATTCAGCATTAGAAGACGCTGATGCTCACGCATGCGCATTTGTGTCAGCTATCTCAAGTGGTAACGGAGAATTAGCATTTGAAATTTCTATGAACGGTCCATTAATGGGGTCATCTGAACGAGAATTGGCAAAAAAGGCAGCTTCATTTATAGGAATGAGCAACGTTTATCACTTTTTTCAAGAATCATATGATGCGACTAGTGAGGACGATCATTTTTTAGATATTGAAATTAATGATTCAGATAAATCAAAATTTGAAATGTATGCGCTGGCTGCTAGCATTGCAAGTAAATGCAAACACAACACTGAAAAATATCTTGCCAAAGTATCAGAACAAGGGATAACCAATGAACAGATTCAGTCTATTGGCAAAATTTCTGCGGTTGTTAGTTCTATAGGAAAAATCGCACTATAATTATTTTGTGCCGATTAACATAAATCGTTTATATCCCCAATCATTATATTCTATATTAAGTGTATCTGATACTATAATATGTGATAAGGGGTATTTATTTTTAAATTCTTCTAGTGTATAAGTAGGACTAGTTATTTTCCAAACTTCGTCTGTGTAATCTAAATTAGATGTTTGTAAACAAACCAATGATCCCGAATTTATGTTATCAAACCAAAGTTGTTTTTCCATATGTTCGGGACTGCAATTAATTATTATATTGTATTTTAAGAAACTAAAGTAATTTGCATCGGCTTTGATATTTCTTATTTTTTTAGTGTCACCAAAAGTCCAAGCATTGCATATTTTTTCTGCTGTTCTAATAGCCTCAGCGTCTTTGTCTATGCCCACAATTTCTTGATATTGCTTATGTTGGCGCGTTAGCATCATTAAGCCCAATACATTGTACCAGCTTCCTAAGATAGCTACTTTAGACTGTTTGGGTATATATGGCTCTAGTGTTTCGCACAGCCACTGCTTACTTTGAACTTGTCCGTGAGAAAAAGAAGAAAAATCCATAATATTATTTATATCGATATACAAAGATAAAAAGTTTAATTGGTCTAACTAAATATTATTGTGAATATCATACCTGAAAATGTTTTTGCTAGAACACATCTAGAGAAAATTTTACCACAAGAACTAAAAAACAAATCAGTTTGTTATACTGTGCTTTATTCAGGCGCGTGGCAAGAAATAGTAGATTTGCAGTCAATAGCAAAGCAAGTTAAAAAACAAAACAAAGTACTGTTACTAGACAACAGCGGCGAAGGATTTGTTCATTATATAAAAGCACTATATGATTTACTGATTAACCAAGAAAAACTAAAAGAAAGCCAATTATACTTAATAAGCGGTGCGGCAGATATTCAACAAGAAATCGATAAAGTAGCACACGAGTATAATAAAAAGCCCTTTACAGGAATATATTTTAACAAATTTGAAATAGCAACAGCAGACGAAGCCTTTTACTTTAAAAAAAATTTGCTAGACGATGCTTATTGTGAAAAAATGTATGACTTTCGTATAAAAAACTATGAAAAAACATTTTTAAATTTTAATCGAAGAGCCAGAACACATCGATTAGCTACTGTAGCTATGATGCATTCTATGGATTTATTAGATCATGGATATGTAAGTTTAACAAAATCAGATTATAATTATGGTTGGCATGATTTATATGATTGTGTACTTGATGAACACGAAACACATCACGACAGTTTAGAACTTTTAAACCAATTTGAAAAATATGCAAATAATTTTCCTAACTTAGTGTTAGACAGACCTCTTATGATTAACAATGAAGCACACTTGTCAAATTCAGCAGAAAAATATTATTGGAAAAGTATACTTAATCTAACTAGCGAAACAAATTTTTATACTACCGAGCCTATAGGCAAACCAATGCAACAACCTACTCGTTTTTTAAGCGAAAAAACCTTCAAGCCTATTTTATATTTGCAACCATTTATCTTAATTTCTGTTCCAAGATCACTTGAGTTGTTACGAGATATGGGATATAAAACTTTTCATCCATATATAGATGAAAGTTATGACTATGAAGAAGATGATAGAGAGCGACTTTTAATGATCCTAAGGCAAGTAAAAAAATTTGTTAAATACACACCTAAGCAAACAGCAGAATTTTTACATTCTGTCAAAGAAATATGTTTTTATAATAAAAAACGTATTTTTAACACACTAAAAAACTAGTGTCATTATTAATTTTGGGCAAAAACATGTTGACTTCTTGGTTAATAAAGCATATAATTAATTAATAAAGCATATAGGGTCGTTAGCTCAGCGGTAGAGCATCTGGCTTTTAACCAGTTGGTCGTAGGTTCGATCCCTACACGACCCACCAGATTTTGGCGCTCATAGCTTAATGGTTAAAGCGTTCCGCTCATAACGGAGGGATTCTAGGTTCAAATCCTAGTGGGCGCACCATTCTTTTAAAATGTGAACATGATGCTCCCATCGTCTAATGGTTAGGACATCGCCCTTTCACGGCGGCAATCTCGGTTCGAGTCCGGGTGGGAGTACCATTTTTAAAACGAATAATTTACTAAAAAAGCCCGGGTGGTGAAATTGGTATACACGACAGGTTTAGGTCCTGTTGCCGAAAGGCGTGGGGGTTCAAGTCCCTCCCCGGGTACCATATTAACAATAAGGAGAGTTGGCCGAGTGGCTTAAGGCGGTGCCCTGCTAAGGCATTATACAAGAAATTGTATCATTGGTTCGAATCCAATACTCTCCGCCAAATTTGCTCCTGTAGTTTAATGGTAAAACTCCGGGCTTATATCCCGGCATTGGCGCCAGATTAGCGCATGATACAGGTTCGAGTCCTGTCGGGAGCACCAGAATTTTATAGAGTATAAATAATAAAGTAATAGGAGTCATTATGTCAGTACTAGCACTAGACATCTCTGGCTTGCCGCAACGGTGGATAAGTTATGAAGATGCTATTTCATATCATGCTAAACAATTAGTTGCATGGTCATTAGGTGATGTTGTAGCAAAGTTTCGCGGCGGCATTCAAAAAAACGGAACCAAAAGTTACTTAGAAACACCTAGTATTATTGCAGTAAAAAGCAACAACAAAATCTCTCGTAGAAGTTTGCGAGTTCCACTAACAAACAAAACTTTATTTCTAAGAGATAGAAATGTTTGTGCATACTGCGGTGGTAACTTTCATTCACATGAATTAAGCAGAGATCATGTTTTTCCCAAATTTTTAGGTGGTGAAGATGAATGGACTAATGTAGTAACTGCATGTAAGTCCTGTAATCACAAAAAAGGATGCAAAACTTTAAAGCAATCAGGAGTAGAATTGTTATATGTGCCTTACGCTCCAAATCATTACGAACATTTGATTTTACAAAATAGAAAAGTTTTAGCAGATCAAATGGAGTACTTGTTGTCGGGAGTACCTAAGCACAGTAGAATTTTAGATTCGCTATAAAAAGTTTGTTTAACAATTTTTTAATTAAATAAATGTATAGGATGAGTAGCTCAGCGGTAGAGCAGTTGACTGTTAATCAATTGGTCGCAGGTTCGATCCCTGCCTCATCCGCCAATTAAAAATCTGTTTGAGACTAACAATACAAAAAATAATAAGATTTTATTTAATTATAAAAGAGCAAAATAGTATGCTAATTTTAAAAAATTTTATATCAGAAGCATTAATAAAAGAAGCACTTGACACCAGCGAAAAATCTTTAGAATGGGAATCAAATTCAAATTTTCCTACTCAGTTAAAACAAAGCATGCGTTACGGCGGATTTGAGCATGTTCCTTATAGATTAACTGCTAATTTAAAAGATTATCCTATTGCTAAAGATTTTTTTTATGAAACATTTAATAACAATGACTTTTTTCTTGAAGACACAGTATATTTTTCTAAATATGTTTCAGGATCCGAGTGCAAAGAACATGTAGATCCGTCAAATTACACCGTAATCATGCTTTTAAAAAACCCTGATCTTGGCGGATACTTAATGCTTAATAAAGAAAAAATGCAAAAGGTGGTATTAGACGTAGGTGATGCTGTAATTTTTGAAGGAAAAACCCCTCATCGCATCACAGAAGTAATTAAAGGAACAAGAATAGCTTTAACACTTTGGTTAAACGATATTCCAAAAAAATATAAAATAGAGTTAGATAAACATTAACGCCCGATTAGTTAAATCAGAATAACACCGCACTTGTAATGCGGAGTACGGGGAGCATAACCTCGATCGGGCACCAGTTTCTCCCGGTAGCACAATTGGATAGTGCATCGGCCTTCTAAGCCGAGGGTTGCAGGTTCGAATCCTGCCCGGGAGGCCAACTTTAGTAAAAGCATAAATATTGTGTTCAAATAGGTTATGGGGCCATAGCTCAGTTGGGAGAGCGTTGGATTTGCATTCCAAAGGTCGGGAGTTCGAGCCTCCCTGGCTCCACAAATTAATTATTATATATGGGATAACGAAATGAAGAAAAAAATAAAGCGCGTACATCGTAGAAAACTTATCCCATTTAAATGGTTGGGAACTATTTTATGTACTATTGGTATAGCACTTACTAGTTTTAATATTTACCCTTTAAATATTTTTATAATGTTTGTAGGAACAGGAATATGGTGTGCAGTCGGCACACTACAAAAAGACTGGCCTTTGGCAACAGGTGAGTTGATTAGCGTAATTTTATACGCTTCGGGAATTATATTTTTTATAGCAAGTTTGTTTTTATAAATATCGGAGATTAGCACAGCCTGGTAGTGCACCTGCTTTGGGAGCAGGGGGTCGGGGGTTCGAATCCCTCATCTCCGACCAGTTTAAAATTGGGTCCTTAACTCAGTTGGTTAGAGTGCAACCTTTACACGGTTGAAGTCGTAGGTTCGAGTCCTACAGGACCCACCAATTCAAAACGGTTAAACAAAGTGTTGCAACGCATTAATTCATGTTGTATAATAAACAAATAGTAAAAATGCCCGGGTGGCGAAATTTGGTATACGCAAGGGACTTAAAATCCCTCGATCATTTGATCATGCCGGTTCGAGTCCGGCCCCGGGCACCAATCAATAAATAAAAATTATGAGAAAAGAAAGAGTAACTTGGATACATCATTGGAGCGATAGAACATTTAGTTTCAGGACAACCAGAGATCAAAACTTTAGGTTTTCTGCTGGCGAGTTTGTTCTAATCGGATTAAAAATTGAAAACAAACCTGTACTTCGTGCCTATAGCATAGTAAGTCCTCCTTGGGCTGAATACTTAGAGTTTTTAAGCATAAAAATGCCAGACGGTGAATTGACTTCAAAATTACAGCATATCAAAATAGATGATGAAGTTGTAATAATGGACAAAACTACAGGAACACTTAGAAACGAAGCGATCAAAGACGGCAAAACGCTTTGGTTGTTATCAACAGGAACAGGTCTTGCTCCATGGCCCTCTATAATCAGAGATTTGGATTCGTTAGAACGTTGGAATGACATTAGAGTTGTTCATAGTGTTCGTAATCGAGANGATCTTGCATANTACAAAGATTTATCAACAGCATATGCGGATTCAGAACCTGATTTAGCAGAGTCGTTGAAAGAAAANTTAACTTATATTCCTATTGTGACAGGTGAAGGTGATAAACGCATTACTGAGCAGTTAGGAAAAGCATTGCCTATTGATCCAGTTAANGATAAAGTAATGATTTGCGGTAATTTGCAGTTTAACTANGATGTAGCANATTGGTGCAAAGAACAAGGAATGCAAGAAGGTTCTCTTAGAGACCCCGGAGATTTTGTTTTAGAACGAGCATTTGTAGAGAAATAAAATATGACATCATTTTTATGGCATGAAACTAGAGATTTACACCATGCATGTGAAGAACATCCCAGTTGGTTCAGCAATGGCATCAGGGAGTCCTCCATGGCAGTGGTATTCAGATTGGCTACAAGCATTATTGGACATCCATAGTGTTATTGATGAATATTCAAGTTCTGAAGTAAGAAGAGTAGAAAAGTTAGAAGAAGATTTAAGCAATGCATTTTCTCCAAGAGAATTAACTGTTGCTAAAAATTATGCAAACAATTTAAAAACAGAACAAGATATAGCAGGCGCTACTTATGTTCTTTTAGGCGCTCATTTAATGGGAGGCGCAATAATGCGCAAGCGATTGACTGTTTATCCTACTAAACATTTAGAGTGGGACGATAGGAAAACTGCATTAAAAGAATTACAAAAGATTAAAGAAAGAACAGATATCGTTGAAGAAGCAAGAAATTGTTTTAGTACGATACTAGATGTAATGACTGAAATAGAAAACCTTCCTTTGTAAGACAGTATGTCGTCTGAGATAGAATTTTTCCCTAAGTTTACGCCCTATGAAATGTTAGAATTAGGAGTTTTTGATGGGTCGTATTATAAAGCAGACAACCCTGACTTTGATCGTATTCCTATAATAACAGAAAAGAATTTATTTACTTCAGGAGCATCTCATCCCCTTAGCGTTTGGCAAGAAAAAGGATGGATTACTCCCGAAGATCCAATGGGTTGGTTTCAGTGGTATCTTAGATATTATCAAGGCAGACGAATACCCAAGTTAGACGAATGGCAAATTAAACGACAAAAATCTTTTGTTGCCAGACACGGCGCACAAGTACTAAAAAACGGCAACGGCGATCTTTCAAAAAGACTAAAACAACGACAAAGTTTATTACATTGGGCTGCCGATCCTATACCAGATATTGAAGAAAAAGACAAATATTCAATGCTGTTAAAATTAAGAGACAAATCAAAATAATATTTTGGGTAAAGAATTATCAAGTAAATATATTTGACAATATAAAATAAGGAGAAAAAATGAGCACAGTATCAGCAAGACATATTTTAGTTACTTCGCTTGACGAGGCACAAAATTTAAAAAACCAAATTACAAATGAGGCTGAATTCTCAGAAAAAGCGCAACAACACAGTCAATGTCCCAGTGGCAAAAACGGTGGTGATTTAGGTTCATTTGGAAAGGGCTTAATGGTTGAATCTTTTGAAAATGCAGCCTTTGGATTAGACGTAGGAACTATTAGCGAGCCAGTTCAAACTCAATTTGGCTATCACTTGATTTTACGTACCGGTTAATATAAAGTTGCGGATATAGTATAATGGCTATTACTTCTGGTTTCCACCCAGGTGATGTGAGTTCGATTCTCACTATCCGCTCCAGTTTATAAATCTAAACTGCAATAAGCATTAAAGCCGGATTCATCTTGTTTAAACTCAGATTGTAAAATGAATCCGGCTTTTTCATAAGTTCTCCAACTATCTTGTCTAGGATAACTCCAACACATAGATGCATCTTCTGATCTCGCTTGATCAATAGTTGCTAAAAGCAATTGTGTTCCTATTCCTTGTTTCCGATAGTTATCGAATACAAACAAACCTCTAGAACGATATTGCTTATTACTGCACAAGTGCCCGCTGTTGACCCCTGCAATTTTATTATCTATTATGTATGCAAAGAATGTAGGTTGAGTTGACATATTAAACATATCATACCCTCCCCCAAAGCACATTGCACTATTGGGTTCAATGGGAGAAGTTCTATTGGGCCAAAGATGATCTTTCCAAATTGGATATATTTCTTCGTAAGTGATCTTTATTATCATAGAACATTAGATTTTTTGATTTTACTTAAGCTGTGTATAATCAAAAAAGAAACTCACGCTATCAACTTCTGATAAAGATTGTGTAATAGCAGACTCAATTTCTTCGGTTTCTGTTAGATAATCAGGGTTTATATCAAAAAAGAAAATTGTTCCAGTTTCTAGTGTCGCCTGATCACTCGATGCTTTCCCTACAAATTTAACCATCTTTAATTTTTGACCTTCATCAAAGACTGAATTAACGGGAGGCTCAACGTTTATTTCACCTGTACTTGCATCACACGATATAAAAGAGTCATAGTCTAAGGAATCTTCATGCAATTCAATTGAATAAGTAAAAGGTTTTTCAGGAAATACGCCTTCGAATTCTGTTGCGTTAATTGCAGACTTGAGATCAGCAGTGATTGGTTCATTGTCTTGATGCACACCCAAATAAGATAGTGTATTATTTTTCTTGTATGTGCTAGCCTCGTCCCCGGCAATAAAATGAATCAATTTATTTTGATTGTCTGAAAATCTTTCGTCTTCAAATAACAATGCATCTTGAGTAGAAGTATTTAAGACTATATTTTTAAGATTTGGCTCTAAAATAGCATTTTCATTTAATGAAGCAATTTCACAGGCAACCCCTGCAACCATTGGAGCGGACAATGAAGTTCCCGATGCAAAAGCATATGAATCGATATCTGTGGTATCAGCAACAATTACATCTTCCCCAGGAGCAAAAATATCTAAACTTAAGCCTGCTCCGGTTGTTAATCCTGAATCGCTGGGAGAAATATTGTTGAAACCTGAAGGAATATCATATTTATCGATAGAGCCTACTGTGATTGTTTCTTTGATGCCTGCAGGAGATACGTCATCTACAGATACACCTTTGTTCCCTGCGGCTGCTACCACAGTGACTCCTGCCTCTAGTAAATTATTAATTTTGCTATCTAACCAAGGCGATTGAGACACAACCCAAGATATATTTACAACTCTGGTTTTAACAGGATCTGCAACTGCTCTTTCTAGAATAGCATCTATAGCCTCTCCCAAATCTAATAAAGAAGGTTGTATGTTTTCTCCATTTACAATACCTCCTATTTTAACATTTACTAGTTTAGCATGTTTGGCTATACCTAGATTTTTTCCTACAGCCATCGAAGCAACGGCTGTTCCGTGACCGATGTTATCTCTAAAATCGCCATTAAAAACATCTAACGCAAAAAAATCTTCAGTCTCTAATTCAGGATAATTAAACTCATCATGATCAAAATTAACTCCTGAGTCTATAATATACAATTCGGGAGTCGATATATGTTTGAGGTCATGCAATGCATATTCTGATAACAAAGGACGATAACGAGAAATTGCTCTAACTCTAGGCCACTGACCTTCTTCACTCAAAGGATCTAAAGGCATTGATTCGGCGTTTTCTGTGCTGTCTGGAGAAATGACATTTTCCATAAATGTCACAGGAGAATCAGTTATTTCAATTGAATCAACGTGTCCGCTTAGTTCTACACCCGAATCGCTATTAACAACAAACCACCCGTTACCCAACTCTTTGGTAATAGTTCCGTGTGCTTCAATCGTATCGCGATCTCCTTGCACAATAAAATCATGTGTCCCCTCATCGACCTGATGAAGCGCAGAGTTTTCGTCTGCTTTGGCATGATGTAATAAATGCCAAGGAACATGAATTTCTGTTTCTGAGTCTGTTGGAATATCTAAATTCCAACGATTAGCAAACGCATCTCTGTGTTCTTTAGCAGTAAATGTTACTTTAATATCCATGGTTAAAATGACTCCAAATTATATTAGTATTTATCATTGAACGATTTTTTTAAAAAATACCCATTTAACTGGGAATAGAAATTGATTCCATCTGTCTGAGAACTTCAATATCTATAGAAAACACATATTCTGTGGCATTGTCCGTTAAAAAGTCCTTTGCAATCGGATGTCTAAATTGCTTTTCAAAGGCCCAGCCGTCGTTATGTTTCTTAGCAAAATGCTCTTTTACTAATTCAAACCCCGTAAATTTGGTTTCTTGGGGCATTACGTCTAGTCCTGTTTGAATATAAGCATCTGTCTTTTGTGTATACCGCAACTTATTTAAATAATCGCTTGTTTCTTTGTTTTTTAATTGGCTAGAATCTCGATTTTCTTTGTGGCTTAAACCTTCGGCTTGTAGTCCAATTGCCCATGTTAATTCAGGATAAAAACTTAAAAAACTTCCTTGCATTGGTATAGGTAAGATGTCTTGTATTTTCAAAAAATGAAATGGTGCTCCCGAAAAATTTCCCCCGTAACTCCCATTTCTTTGATAAGGTGTCACGCCTCCAAAGCACGTTCCAGTGTAACCCTGTTTTGCTAAAATTTCTACCATTTTATAATGAACATTAAAATGTGGACTATACGATTTATATTTTTGACTAATTAGATAATTTTGACTAGTTAATAATTTTACAATATCAATTTCTAGTTCTTTGTATGGGATGCTGTGTTTCTCACAAAACATCTTGGCATGATCACTATCATGTTTATTCAAACCGTCTTTAAAAACCCCGATAATAACGTCAAATTTTAAGCCAGCTTCTTGCCAGCATAATACCATTGCTTGGCTATCTATGCCCCCGCTAAGACATAATGCTGGACTATTACCCAAAGTTTTAGAACACTCAACTGCGGCGTTTATTCTATACTTTGATAGACTTTCTTTGTCAAACTTAAGATTATTAAAAAAGGTCTTATCTAAGTTTACCTTGTTTGGTTCGCCATTCTCAGCGATCATTCCTGAGCAGTCTAACCAGTCGTTGTAAAAAGGTTTAAACTCGTCGGCCATATCAATATTTATGAACAATAAGTAGTAGATATGATTAAGTTTTCTTATTATAAAAATACCGGACCAGATAAAGACAAAGAAAAGGTTGCCCAGAACGTCATTGATACTATAAAAAAATATATTGAATTGCCAGAAACGATTAAAGTAGAATTTATTAATATGGGAGCGTCACATTATGGTGAAACAATTGTAGATATCAACAACCCAAGCTTAGTGCGTATAAACCTAGATTTAAGTACAACCGACATTGTTATCCCATTGGTTCATGAATTGATACATTTAGAACAAATGCACACTGGAAGACTTTCTAATTCTAAATTTGGATATATAATTTGGGAAGGCAAAAAGTATAAAGTCAAGCCCGACATAGCATATAAAGACTATATGCAATTACCCTGGGAACAAGATGTCAATACCCGCCTAAAACCTCTCTTAGAAGTGTTACTCTAACAAACGCTCATAAGTCATTGATTTTATTAGGTTTTTTAAAAAAGTTGTAAGTTATTGATTTTATTGGATTTATTTTGGATAAAAAGGCTTGACATTTAGCCAAATATATGTATAATAGTATATAGAGTTAAGAAAAGGCAAGCACATGACGCAATCAGCAAAGTCACGAAAGCGCCGCTCTGATCGCAATCATGTTATTTACATGATTGAAAATGCTAAAGGCGAACAGTATATTGGTCTTACTGTATTGAGTTTTAATGGTAACGCTAATCGCACCGTTAGTAGACGTGTTCAAAAACACGTCCAGCGTGCATACAGTGAAAACAAGTCTTGGACCCTTTGTGAGTCACTTCGAAAGTATGGTCCCGAGCAACACACCTATGAAATACTTGAGATTGTTCGGGGTAAAAAGCAAGCCCATGCCCGAGAAACTGAATTGATTAACACATTACAACCTCGCTTAAACACGTTTGGAGTAAGATAAATGGATATGAAATCAGCTAACATTTGGATTGAAAAAATCAAAGAAGATTGCTTTTTGAATGGTTTAGAAATGAACCCGAAAATTTCTCTTATTGTTAATAGCAAGGGAGGTTGGAATGCAGAAATCAATGAAGATGGTATGTGTCTTCTTGATTTGAATCGTGAAAACGAAATGAAAGTTAACGGAGAAACTATCAACGAAGCATTAATCAACCTCGATTTGCTTTGTCAAAATGATATTAAGGAGAACAGTTTTAATGTTTAGTTTATTGCAACAGTTAGGAATTTTACTAAGTGTGTTATTGATTTTTCTGCTACTTGTTGTTGCGCCATTTATTACTATTTGGTCATTAAACACGTTGTTTAATTTGTCAATTGCATTTACTTGGCAAACTTGGTTAGCGACAATTTGGTTTGGATTGTTTATTGCGGCAAGGAGATAAGTCATGGGTTTGGATATGTATTTGACAGAAAGACATTCTAAAGTTCTGGGTCCAAGAGAAGAAGAACAACTAAAAAGACAAAAATTGGCAGAAATAATGAATATTGAGTTGGATTCGGAATCGTTGGTAGAGTTAGAAATGCATAGAGAAGTTGGCTATTGGCGTAAGGCTAATGCAATTCATAAGTGGTTTGTGAACAACGTTCAAGACGGCGAAGACGATTGTAACCGTTATGAAGTATCAGTAAAACAATTGCTTCAACTACGAGACCTATGTGAACAAGTGGTAGAAAATAATAATTTAGCTATGGAATTATTGCCTCCTACTCAAGGGATTCTTTTTTGGCAGTACAGACCTAGATGAATATTACTATCAAGATTTAGACTACACGATTGAAATGCTAGATCGAGTATTGGGTGAAATTTCTTGGGAAACGCTTAAGGACGAATATTGTGATCGGCTATTTTATTATCAATCTTCATGGTGATTAGTTTATGAGAACACTTCATGACAAAATAGGACAAGAAATCAAAGTGGGAGACTTGATTCTTGCATGCGATTCTTTTAATAACAGATTAATTTTTGGCACGGTATCTAAATTATGCCCCAAGATGGTAAAGTTTAGTGTGCATGAATCTAGGGGCCAAATTTGTTTTAAACAAGGTTGGCCAGGCAAACCTTATGTTAATTGGACTTCCCAACAGCGGGCAGATAAAGTGGTAGTTATATCTGAGCAAACCGTAAAAAACTACGCATGGAAAATGTTAAAGGAAGCATAATGAACCCAGAAAGCAATTGGCAAGAAAGTGATTGGACTACGTTTAAGTGGTATCTTAAAGGAGTATTGCAATCATCACCTAAAGTTACTGTTGTGTTTACAAAAGCAGACGGTACTGAACGAACAATGAGATGTACGTTGGATCCTTCTTTGTTGCCTAAACAAGAAGTTAAAGAAAACGCTGATAAGCCTGCTAGAAAGCAAAATGACAGTGTGTTGCCAGTCTATGATCTTGAAGCAAAAGGCTGGCGTAGTTTTAGAATCAAATCAGTTAAGGAGGTACGAGTAGAACAATGAGAACTGTAAATTGTGTTATATTAGGAGAAGAACTAGAGGGACTAGAATTTCCCCCTTATCCAGGTGAGTTTGGACAAAAGATATTTGATAATGTCAGCAAGGAAGCCTGGAATCATTGGATTGGTCACCAAACAATGTTAATCAATGAAAATAGAATCAATACTCTGGACCCAGAAGGCAGAAAATATCTTCGCGAACAGTGCGAAAAATACTTATTTGGGTCAGATTTTGACACTCCAGAGGGCTATGTTCCCCCTTCGCAGTAGTTCACGTAAGTCATTGATTTTATTAGGAAAAGTAAAAAAGTTGTAAGTCATTGATTTTATTGGATTTATTTTGGATAAAAAGGCTTGACATTTACCCGAAAATCCGTATAATAGTATATGTAAGTTAAACGAAGGAGAGAAAATATGAGAACAGGGCATACAACTGACATTCGCACTTGGGGAGTTTTGGTTGAAGACACAAACGGATTCCCTCAGCACGTACGGTTTCAGGCAGAAGGTCCATATGAGGCAGATCAGTATGCGAAATCAGTTTGGGGCGACCGAGTTAGATCAGTTCCTTATCTGGTCGATTAAGTCATTGATTTCATTAGAAAAAATAAAAAGTTATAAGTTATTGATTTTATTGATATTTTAGGAGTTAGTATAATGGCTCACATGAATCAAAAACGCAAAGCAGAACGCATGCCAGCAATTAAGGCTGTGCTCAAGAAGTATGGTATGAAGGGTTCAGTCTCAGTGAGAAATCACATGACGCTGATGGTCACACTGAAAGAGGGTCCAATCTACTTTGGTTGTACCTATCATCAGGTAAATCCTTATTGGATTGAAGATCACTATGAGGGTGATGCTCAGGCATTCTTACTAGAACTCAAGGACGCTATGCTGGGTCACGACTATTATGATCGCAGTGATATTCAAAGTGACTACTTCGACACCAGTCACTACATTGATATCAGAGCAGGACGCTGGGACAAACCCTACGTCTGCACTCAACCGGAAACAGCCTAAAGGAGATACAAGATGGAAGACTTGAAGTTTACAACTGCTGGCGATTATGCTGATTGGTATTATAATGGCACACTTGAGGAACGCTATCAAAGTTATATAGAACTTTCTGACGAGGGTGACGGAACAGATCGATTCACAGGGGAACCTCTTTTGACTTTTGAAGAGTGGTTGAATTATTAGTCAATTAGGAGATAAACGTGAAAATTACATATCAAATCCGCGATTTAGAAACGCATGAAATTGTAAGGGAAGAATACGATCAGGGCGATGCTCAAAATGTTATGGCTATACTTGAAAACGCTTATAACAGACCCTTATACATCGTAGAAGATCCATTTATTGTTTAAAGAGATTTTGGGCACACAAGGCTTGACTTTGGTCGAATCTTGTGTTACCATTATAGAGTGCATTGGGCACATGTTTGTTAAACCTCTACAAGGAGATATAGAAAATGAGTAATCAATTGTTTACATCTGTAGGAATTACAGTACACAACGACAATGCTAAAGTTCGCTTCACTGACGACATGGTTCGTAGGATTAAGCAGTTTACTAAGGGCGGCGCAACACGCTGTGACTTTATTGAATTGCCCCGCGAAATGAACAAAATTGAAGCACTTCAGTTCATGCTCGAACATCCAAACTTTCAATCAGCAGAAGATCAGGCTACTATTTCTGATACACTTGCTGATAAAGAAAAAGCAATGGGTACAGGCACTGTTCGAGTCCAGCAAGAGGCGCCATCATTAGATGCTATTCGAGCACGAGGGCGTAGCAATGATACTACAGTCGAGGATGTTCTAGAGGCTGTGTCTGAATAGTAACTACTACTTAGCACTAAAGTAAGAAAGGCCCCATGGGGCCTTTCTGTTATTATAAAAGGTTATGTTTCTAAACGCCATGGTCTTCCTTGAGCAGGCAAAATTGCTCTTTCAGCCCAAGTAGTAAAAACGTTGTACTGTCTATAGTAGGGCTCTCCTGTTGCACTTCTGATAGGTTTGCTAACTTCTGATAACTTTATACTTGCTCTTGCTTCTTGTATGCTTATATCTTGTGCTGTAGCCAATGCAGGAGCTTCTTGCTCGATATAATCATTCCAGCTATCATATCCATCTGGTACTGAAGGTAAAGCCATTTTCTTATCCTATATACCAGGCGCTTCCGTCACTATAAACAGGAACACTATTTGCGCCTCCGCCTGCAACAGGTGAACCAAATGTATTATCATCTGCATCTGTAACAAATGCTCTGGTCCCTGCACCAGAAACTGCTGGATCGGGTAATCCGCTTACTGTAACAGGTATTGTTTTAACTGTAGTTGAACTAACAGAAACATTACTTAAAAAGCTACCGTCTCCTGAAAAAAAGTTTGCGCTTACTAAATTTCCACCGTCTAAGTTCCCTACATTTACATTACCAGAAACGTCTAAACTCGACAAAGTGCCAACGCTTGTAATGTTAGGTTGTGCCGCATTTGACACGGTTTGGGAGATAACTGCAACATTAGCAGGGGCAAAATCTGTTCCTCCTGCTTCTGACAAAATAAGATTGCCAATCGTTTGTAGAGTTGCTTTTTTAGTTTCAGGTGTACCTGACATGTCAACAACTGGAGCAAGACTAGTATGTGATACGTTAGCTCCAATTGATGTTAATTGTGTAATTTTAATACTTGTAGACATTTTATTTTCCTATATTTTTTTATAATTGAATTTGTGCAACAGTAATTTCAGCGGCAGCCGTTGCAGGTGCATTAAATGGTGATGTGATTGCGGACTGTGCAACAAGATCCACATTACCTCCTGTAGTAACAACGACAACTTCTATATAATCATCAGCATCTAAACTCAA